ATGGCAACCCCATTTTCCGCACTTCTTGCAGCTTCCGGCCTCTCTTACATTGAGGCCGGAAATTTTTTGGGTGTCACAAAAGAGACTGTGCGAGATTGGTCGCGCGGAAAGTCGCGGACTCCAGCTGATGCCTTGGAGGCGATGCACGACCTTGTCAGCCGAATGCTCGAAAAATCCGACACCTTGCTTGATGCCTACGAGGAGCTGGGCAGCCTACACGGATCGCCTGATGTGATCGAGATTGGCATGTCGACTGACGATTACGAGGCCAAGGCCAACGGATTTGTGAACCTCAATCACGAACGCGCGACGATTGGTCTTGCGGTGGCTCAATTGCCTTTGGGCGCGGTCAAGATAGTACCGCGCGGATCGACGGTGGCGAGCGCCGCGGCGGAGTGGGCGACTAGCGCGCGAGAGTGAAAAGTGTTTTGGACACTTGAGGGATCAAGCGTAAATCTTTATTGACATCTTTCTGGCTTTATCCCAAATCGACAGTCGATCATGGAGGGATCAGTTCAATGTCTGGGCACAAGAGTTTGCGAGTCGTGGTTTTCCGCGAGGAGGAAGTGTTTGTGGCGCAATGTCTTGAACATGACATCTGTGTGCAAGCCGATAGCCTCCCCAAGCTTCAAGAGCGCTTTGAAGCCACTCTTATCCTTGAAGGGAAGGGCTTGGAAGCTATTGACCCGGCCCCAGCGCGATTTCATGAAATCTGGACAAATGCTGTAGCCTTGGAGTCTCGCGACGCTTGCACTGAGATGCGCATGGCTGCCTGATCGTGTCGTTTCCATTCGGATCGGCTTCTTATGGTGCTTATGCTTTGTGGGCGCAGAGCGTCGGTTGCGAATGCAATTTTGGGCACGATCCAGCTTCAAACATGCCCTGCCTGAGAATCGTTGCGCCCAATGGTCGTAGCGTAAAGATAGCTGATGTGGATCAACTTGAGCGCTTAACAACATCAACGCTTAACTATCTGGATCGGCGCCTCGGCCATAGGTCACCATTTTCAAGAGCATACTACGAGGAATGAAAAAGCCCCACCGGCGCCAAGGCCGGTGGGGCAGTTGTGCTCGCTCAGGGGTGCGCAGATAACCCGCTGCGCCGGGAGCTTACCAGCTTTCGCCTTTTTCCTTGATCAGAACCGAGGCCAGCCCAGCCGCCGCAGTGGCGACGCCAAAGCTGGCTTGAAGCACTTGGCCGTCAACATGAACGCCGAAGGCAGCTGCAAGGGCTGCAAGGCCCGCATAGGTGGAGGGCTCTTTGAGCCGATCGAGGACGTAACGCATCGCAGTCTCCTGTTTAGATGGGCCGCAGCCCGTTGAAGTACTTTCCCCCGCGCATGGTCAGAACTTGTTGACGCATGCGCGGGCCAAACGAGATATGCACCCACGTGCCTTCCTCGATCAGCTGGTCGAAGCGCAGGCCACTTTTGACGATGGCATGGCAAATGAGGATTGGTGGCCCAAAGGCCGGTGCTCGAAAGTCGCAGGCGTCGCCATCGATGTGATCGGAATTTGGCGAGCCGCCGACGGCCTTGTTGAGGGCTGGCGACCGATAGCCGCTTGTGACATGGACTGGGACATTGCCCAGGATCTCGCGCACCTTTTCCATGTTTGCCGCTGTGTTCTTCAGCCGCTCCATGACGGCAGAGTTGGGCACGTTGGCGATCCTTCGCCGCATCGCGGTATCGCTTTCGACAAACTCAGCCAGCGAGAAGTTGTTCGACAACATACCAGGCGCAGGGGCGGGTTTGACCGGAGTCCGGTCGATTGTTGTGGTCATGGCAAATGCCTCTTTTCAGGGGGTTACACTGGTTGGAAGTGCGGACTAGGACATGGCCTCTTGTGCATCGAACGTCGCACCCACGTTTGCCGCCTGGCCTGCTTGGGTTGTTACGGCCAAGGTGAGTGTGTCGGTCACTGTGCCACGAATGTTGGTGTAGAGCGGAAAGAGCTCGGCCAAGGACAGCTCTTGCAGGCCAGAGCCACCAAATGGCAGAGGGGAAGCTTTCACAACCTCGCCCCCAGACACATAAGCGGTGGCACTGACGTCGCGCTCAGCAAATGAGTTTGGAGAACCAAGCTGGGCCAACGGCTGGAAGTTCGCCCCCGTCAAAAGCACAGGGCTGGATGGCGTCGACAGAATGAATTCAAGCTGTGCCAAACCATCTGATGCCAGCATCAAACGCCGCGGCAAAAGCTGGCCACGATTGATCAAGCCAATGGTGAATGGCTGCCCTGCGACGGGCGCGACGGCTAAAGGCCCGCCTGTGATCGGATCGACCAAGGTTAGCGTTGTGGCATTGTTTCCTGTGATCCGCCCCATATAGCTGACGCCACCAACAAAGTAGTTGAAATGACGGCCGCGCCATTGGTCGGTTGCCCAGGATGCCGCCCCTACGGTCGCTGACCCAGTTGTCCCCGCCGTCAATGGCTGAGTGGCTTGGGTGTACTCAAGCGTCCCCATTGTGCGCATGCGAATTGAAAGGACCGGGAAACGAATAGTGTTGGCACTCACGGTCCGGCGCGGTGTTTGCAGGGCCATGCCATAAGAGTAGGTGCCGCCGCGCTGCTCATCGATGCCGCCATCGACAATGACCGAAACGCCATAATGCACCATGCTCGACCCGACCGATGTGGCGTTAATGTTCCGCGTTTCATAGCGAACAGGCAAATTGCCAGTCCGAGCCCAGGGGCGAATCACGTTGGCTCTATTGCCCCAGTGGATCTCATGAAGGATGTGAGGCTGGCCTTCCAAGTAGCAGCCATACTGGACCGATCCGCCGCCATAATAGGTGTAGGCAATCCAGATCATTTGAGGCCGATCCCAATTCAGCTTGTAAATGATGTCCTTGTTGCCGCTCCAGTCTTGCAAAGGGACTCGCTCCTCCTGAATTGTGCCGTCGTTATCGGTGCGCCGAACGACCGACATGCCGGAGGGATTGCGTGGGCCCAAGTTGTTTGGACGCGGGGTTAGGTCGGGATCGCCCTGTTCAAAGAACACGCCATTGGTATCATCAAAAAAGCCGCAGCGCTGCCGATTGCCGACCACCGCTGGATCCATCAGAACAAAGCTTGCCATCAGCATCGTTTTGCCGGGCTGATAGCGGTGATAAGGTCGCGACTGACGGATTGAGACCGCGTTGGCCGTGGTTGGAACACTCAGCCGCACGCCGCCCTCTTGAGGCAAATGCAGCTGCGCACCGCCGTTGAGTGTGAGTGACTCCCACCGCAGTGGCTGGGGCCCATACTCAAAGTCGGCATCATAAATGTTCTGATGCAGAGTCGTCTTCAACCGACCCAACAGATCCATGAATCGGGGATGGATCGACTGAATGGGGTAAATGATGCCAGGGGATTCCTGCTCGTGCAGCGCGCCATCGATGCCAAGTGACACAAGGGACATCTCGAATACTCCTACAGTGAGATGGACATGAAAGGTCATGCGCCGGGCTGCTGCCCGGCGTTCAATCGGTCAGAGACCGAAAAGAGCTTGTTTAAGGGTGCACCGCGGCCTTGATCGCGGTCAGCTTGGGGACAATGTCCAAGCCAGCAATGGCGAGCGCCGTTAGGCCCGCGCCCGCAAAGACTGACAACACCACGATGATGGCCACCGGCTTCCAAGACAGCCACCAAGGCGGGGTTTTGTTGGCGTCGACCGAGGCTTGATGCGCGTCCGCCGTGGCCTGGAGAGTGGCCAGCTCTCGCACCATTTCTGCGCGCGTCTGCTCGGCCTTGTCGATTTTGTCTTCAAGACGATCAAAGCGCTTTTCGCCGTGATCAAGGCGAGCCTCGATGCGGTCAAATCTAAGGCCGATTTGAACCAACAGATCGGTGTGGCTGGGCTCTTTGGCTCGGGTGCGCGGCGCGGTTTCGGCCATTGTCAATCGCCTTGGTTTGACAGGTTGATGGGAAGGTCGATCACAGGTGGATCGACCGCTGGCGGTACAGGCGCAGGCAAGCTGGCCTCGACCGCAATGGCGTCCGCCGTCAGACCGTGCCAATGGTTTGTCCTGATATGGCGACAGGCGTGGCGCAGGATTTCCACTTCGTTGTCATCCAAATCAGCCACACGGCTGCGCAAATCCTGGAATGCAGCCACAGTCACGACGACCACTGATGGATGGGCGATTGCTTCTCGCAGAGCCTGAGTGCCGCGTGGCCCCATGGCAAGCGTATCTATCGCCAAGCGCAGGTCTGGAAGGTTCATCGGCCATATTCCTTTTTGCATGGGTTTGGAGAGAAGAAATTGCCGCAATCAAAAACACGTTGCGGCGCAGGGGCACCGGGTTGTGGCGCTGAGTATCCACCACCAGAACCGCCCGAAGGCTCTTGATCCTTGCAAGCCACCAGCATCAGCGCGACAATCAAAACAGGTAACATCTTCACAGCAAGCATTCCCGTACTGTCATGCGGCCAGGGCGGGACGGGCCAAGCCCCAAGCTGTCTCGGCTGACACGCAATTGAACTTTGAAGTTTCGATTTGATCCGGCTGCCACAGCTTCTTGGAACACAGCCTGAATGGGTGCGGACAATTCCTCTGCCCAATCGGTGTTTCCTTTGAACGTGATGCCCAGAACCCCGGCCACAATCTCAGGGCCAGTTGCCACGTTATCAATTAAAAGGCGGGCCAGAATCAGCTTAGGTGTCGGAAATGGCGACGGCAAGGCAATCCAAGTCTGACTGGCAGAAATAAAGCCAGTGAACATCCACCGCACATCTGCCAGCCCGCCCTTCCAGCTTGCCACAGTTGTGTCGCTGATCGTCCCCCAACTGGTCGTCAAGGTGATGGTGCCTGTGGAGGTTTCAGCCAGTGTTGAATTGTTTGGGTTGGTGCCGTTGGTTACATCACCAAGGCCAATGGTGTTCTTGGTTGCCAGCGCCCCTTGACCAATGATACCTGCCGCCGTGTTGCCGCCCGTCTGGTCCGCGTTGCGTTCAACAGGCCCCGGTGTGTAGGCGGTCAGAATTGATTGCTCAGCCGACGCGATGCGCAAGACTGGGCGAGCAAATCGCCCTTCGGTGTAGATTCCACCTGTGTTGACGAAATACACCGCAGTCAACGAGGCAATGGCGGCCCCGATGCCCGAGGGAACTGTGACGAACCCGCCAACCACATTGTCTGCATTGGAGTTCGCGACAACCGTTGCGCCAACAAACGAACCAGCCGCGTTAAACCAAGATACCTGTAGGCTTGAGGCAGGCGTGCAATTGGTGATCGATACGATGCCCGATGCTTCAAGGCGCTGCCCTTCTTGCACGGGCAGAGAGGCAGCCAACGCTTGGCCAATATTGAATTGAGCGCCTGCGGGCGGCGCAGAAGCCGCGCGCCGCAAAACCTGCGTAGCCCCAAGCGCTACAAACTTGCTGACCGTCCAAGTCCCTGCACTTGCGAAAAGTGCACCCCAAGTGCGATCAAAGTAAACGAATTCACTGTCGATCGCCTGATTGGCAAAGCCAGTCACTTGGCTGTTCAAGATAGGCGCGCCACCAATGCCCGTACCTGCCTGACCGGCGACCAATGGCGCTGTGACTTGAACCGCAGCATGCCAAGAAGCATCGAAGGCCCCGACCGAGCCATCCACATCCCGACCTGCCGCTCGCCAGCGATACCAGCCCGGCACCACTGCCTCACCAACCAAGAGCCCACGCGACAGATTGATGTTGCGGATCTGAGCGGCTGCCAACAAGGCGTTATCGTTTGCACTGGCCGGGCCCTGCAGCTGCACCACGCCTGAGCTCTGAGAAGCTGTGTCTGGAATCAAGAAAGTCAATTCGGGGTATTGTCCACCAGACCCGCCCGACACGACGCGCTGGCCAATGGTCACCGCTGGAACAGCCAACGCGCGCGAGAGCGAGGACGGGGTGAAGCCTGCGGCCGCACCAATTGCGGGCGGCGCGGCATCGATCGCGGAATCAATCTCGACCAAGCTGATCTGCGTTGTCAGCCCGTCTTGCTTGGCCATCAAGACGCTGCGCTGCACCATCCACCAACGGGTCGACAGATACGGCAGGGCGGGGTCCGGGGCGGTAACAACGTCGCCCGGCTCCAGCTCAACCAGCCAATGTGGCCCGGTGAAATCGCGCGCGCCCATTAATTGCATGCCGCGCGCGCGCCGGGTTGCAATGCGCCAAGCCTGATCCCGGTACGGCACAAACGACAGATCAAGCGGATCAGATCGCACACCGCCTTGGGCACTCACCCACGCCGGATCAGATGCTGCCGGCAATGGCGTGATCTGCCAGCCAAGCGCGGGATCTGGATAGGACGCAATCACCGTGTTGACGGCGGCATCAGGCCTTGCCCACGGGTCGTAACGATCAGAAGCAGACGCTTGCAGCGCCCCGGCTGGGATGTCCATGACGGGTGCCGGAACGTGGCCGGGGCGCAGATAGCCGCCCTCGCCCGAGCTGACCCATGACCCGGCACAGGCAGCTGCAAATCGCTCAATAATGGCGCGGCCATTCATGGTCGAGGTGACAACACCGCCAGCGCGATAACGTGGCTGGCCACTGACGAGCTCGTCACAGATGTTGGCCATGGCCGTCAGCTTGGCCAAAGGCCTGCGGCTGAAATCAAGACCTGGGCCGACGATTGGATCGGTCGAGCCCGGACTGAATTGAGCCGGGGCGCGCAGGAGGCTTAACGCATTCTCCAGAAGAACCACGGGGTTCTCACTGGGCTTCCAGGTTGTCACGTCCGTCAGGGACTGGGTTGCGTCGCGCCAGTCGTAAACCGGCGCGTTGCGGACCTCGACGCGCAAATCATCATTGTCTGGTGCCCCAGATTGGAAGGCATCGACGTCATACTCGCGCCGGATCAAGAGAGCAGAGACCCCGCGCAGCCTGTCGTCAGCTGTCCAAGAGCCGTTGGCATTGGCGTAAGAGATCAAGAGCGGGTCAGCTGCTTGGTTCCAGTCCCCCCGGATAAAGCGCATCCACACCCGCGCCGCACCTTGCTTGGATCTGTACTGATTGCAGGCAAACCAGCCCGTGTTGATGTCGCCCTCAAAGGTCAGTTCGCGGCCACGGACCCAGACCTTCTGCAATTGCGTCGGCCAATCGCTGACAACAATCACACGGGTGTTGAAACGGTTGTCATCGCCATCACCCGAAGCCCAGAGCGCGCATTCAGACCCTGCGACAATGGTCCACCCAAGTGCAATGGCGCGGGGTGTTGCCTCCCCCAATTGCCGCTGCTGCTCAACACCCGATGCTGCGCTATCGGCCCCCATCTTTGGTTTGGGCGAGAGAGCCTGAAAGGCCATCTGCGCCCCCACCGTTAAAACGGTTCGGATCAGAAAGCCTTTGATTGTGTTGGCAGCGGCTGCCTTGATGATAAAGGAAGCTGCAGCAGCGACCGGCCCCATCACACCGCCTCCTGCGTGGCAAAGCCGCGCCATGTGCCAGCCTGCGACACCAAAAGCTGCACGTCTTCAGAGATTAACCCACCGGGGCTGATGGCATCACCTTCCAGAACCGACCAAGCGCGCGCGGCATGAATGATGTAGACAGCCCCCATCACCCCCTCAGCGTCCGGCTCACGGGCCAGCACATCGCCCGAGCGCAGCTGGACCAGCGATGTTTCAGGATAGATGCGAGCCAATTGCCCCGTGATGCCGCCCATGCGGCGCAGAACACGCAACGCACCGCGCCGCGACGACCAGTTTATCCCTTTGGGCAAGGGGTCACGCGCGCCGATCCGAAGCAGCACGTCGCGCACAAAGCAAACGCAATCAGAGGCGCCAAACACGTGCCGCACGCCCTGCCATTGCCAAATCGCTTTGGGCAGGATTGCAAGATAATCGGGGTGCAAGCTCATCGCAGGGCCTCATCGGCAGCAATCGCGCGCTGGATCACACGGCCAATCAGATTGTTGGCGCGCGGCACAGTTGCAGCGGGCGCATCCTGTCCCCACCAAACCGAACCCGCCTGTGCTGAAGCCGCACCCGCCAGATGAAAGCCGCCGCCGCCTACCGGCCACATGCGGCGCTGATCAGAGTCCGACCGGGTTCGACCAGGCGCGCGGTCCAGAATGATGTCATCAGCCTCAATCTCAAGCTGCAGCTGGGCAGCTGCGCCGGGCTGTCGCAGCAATGGCGCACCGGCCAAGCGACCAATCAGGAACGGCGCTTGGAACACAGGAACGCCTGTGGCTGCATCAAAATAAAGCAGAAACATGTCCACCCGATCCCATTGCTTGGCCTCGGCATAAATCGTGGCCAAGAGAGTGGCCGCAGAGGGATCGTCAGGCGTGGCAAGGCCCGCACCATTGACCGTGATTGTCACCCCGTCGGCACTGGAACCAGCCGTCAGCGCGCGGGCTGAAATGGTCGCGATCTGGCCCGCGCCCAACCAGTTAAAGCCGTTCCAGACAATCGTGTCCTCATCATCGGTGAACCGATAGATGTTGGCCCCAAACGTGAATTGCACCAGCATCCGCAAGCCGATGTTGCGGCTGCGGAGCAGATTGCGCTGCGGTGTGGTGAGAGCCAGCGCCATCACAAGACCTCAATCGCGGTCAGCTCGATTGACACGGGCAGGGGGCCGGGGACCAGATCAACCCCCGCAGGCTCTTGACCAATCAGCTTGAAGACAGATGTTGCATTGTCGAAGCGGACGGCAGTGCCAACGGAAGCCGCGCGCGGTCTGGGAACAACCATGAATGTGGCTTGGCCGGAGGCATTGGCCACAACATCCGTGTCATTGACGATGCGATAAAGTCGCTGTTCGCCGCCGAAAGCATACGACAGAGCATCGCCCGGCTTGAAGATGGCACCGATGCTCAGACCACTCACTGTGATGTTATAGGTGCTGGCGGCAATGGAGACGATGCTGGCCTCAACACTGGTATTGGCCAGCCAGCCGCGTGTGGCGGTCAGCGCGTACTGCAGCGGCCTGCGCCGCAATGGATCAAAGCATCGGAAGCGACCACCCAAGGCAGCCAGCCGGGCCAGAAAGGCCCGGATGCGCCCGCCCTGTTCACCATCGCGATCACTCAACCGAACGCGCAGTATCCAGCGCGGCCCCGACAGATTGAGGGTCTGATCATACTCGAAGCTACGGGCTGGGTTTTCGGCATGGCCTGTCTGCAATTCGCACGACCCGCCCGAGACCCCCTGCCATGGCACGTTGATGATTTCCGTCATCGTCAGACCCTAAAAATAGCCACGTCGGCGGGCGTCGGAGTAAGCACCCAGTGCGCGACCTTCGATGGATTGATCCAGCTGATTGAGCCGCTGATCGTGCTGATCGAGCCGCTGAAAAATGATGTCGACGCCACCGTCTGCCCGAGGCTGGACGCTGGCAGGGGTTGGCGCATTGTAGATATTGACCTTGAGTGACCCTGAATTGCTGGGCTGGATGTAACCCGGCAGTGCGGGCACAAACCGCTCTGGTCCCCGCTCGCCGACAATGTAGCTGGCCCCTGCCATGACAGGCCCGCCCAGGGCGCGGCCGCCCCCAAACCAGTCGCCAGAGCCATTGCCACCACGCTTGATTGCGTCGAGCAGCGGCTTGATGATCCATTGGCGGATGGCCAAGCGGGTCAGCTCGGCAAGAATAGAGCGGGCCATGTCCGAAAAGGCCTGCTTCACAGACTTGGTGCCATCAATGATGGAGGTCAGGCCGTCTTCAAGACTTTGCAGACCGCCAACGGCAATGGATTCCAAGGAATCATTGATGTTGTCTCGCTCACGCTTCAGCGTATCCCCATACCGCTCCAGCGGGCTTTGGTTCTGCCGCTTGATGACTTCCTGTTGGGCAGCTTTGGCGGCCTCAACAGCTGCGCGCGCCAATGCCTTGGCCTCTTCAGATGCCTCAAGAGCTTCAATCTCTGCGAGCTGCCGGGCAGTGACCAGATCGAGGATCTTTATCTCAATTGCCAAAGCTTCTTGGCGGGTCTTGGCATTCTGTGAGGCGCTCTCAAGCATAGAGAGCTCTGCGTCTTCAATCAGGCGGCGAGAGGTCTCATCCCGCCGCTTCTGCTCTTCCAATTGTTGGCCAAGCTCTTCCCACGCCTCTGATGCAATCTTGGCCAAATCGGCTTGATAGGCGGTTTCGACCGCCACGCGCTTTTGCGCTTTGGTCGTTTCATCCAGTTCTTTGTCCGCATTGATTGCAGCAAGTGCCTGATCGCGCTCAAGTGTGACGCGCTGTTCTGAAATGGCGCGCCGTTCGGCAGATGATTTTGCCAAGGCTTCGGTTGCGCGCAGAATGTCGAGCTGCGCCCGGTCCATTTCACGCTGATTAAGCTCGCTACGACGCACGGCTTCAGCCGCATCACGAACCGCTTGGGCAGCCTCTCGTGCTGCCGATGAGTTACCCCGGTTACGGCCCGAGCCACCAGACCGCCCGCTACCAATGTCAATTCTTGGACCTTGATAGGACGCGGTGTTGCGCCGCCTGTTTTCCTGAATCACATCATCAATGAACTGAGAATCGCCACCGCCGCCGCCACGGCCGCCTTTTGGCATGCGGCGAACATCGCCTTGACTTGCCGCGACCATTTGTCCGGCCATCATGCCAATGCCTGGAAGCCCGGAAACGGCCATCCGCAAAGCCCAAGTTTTGTCCAGAGCTTTGCTTACCCATTCTAAAAGCATCAGGACTGGGGCAATTGCGTTAGCTGCAGCCTCACCGATGTCTGCCATGGCTTCGGCCAGCATCACAACGGCAGGCGCAGCTTGCCCGCGAATGCGGTCTGTCACAATCTCAAGACGGCGATTGGCGGCATCAAGTGCAGCAACCGTTTCTTTGTCGACCGTCACCCCCAGATCACTGGCCCGCTGCTCCAAATCGCCCAAGCCATCAGACCCCAGTCGCAGCAAGGGCAGAAGCTCTTTAATCCCAAGACGCTCAGCAATGCGGACGCGGGTGGCCTCGTCCTTGACACCCTCAAACCCCCTGACAATGGCGGGCAGGGCATCTTCCAGATTGTTCCAACTGCGCACGACCTCAGGATCGAGACCCAATTCCTTGAGCGCGGCGACTTGCTTGACGTCACCCAGCCCGGTCTTGAGCGCCCCAATCGTGCTGTTAAGGCCTGCCAATCCGGCATCAAGGTCTTGCGACGTGCCGCCGACCTCTTCCATCGCAAATCGCCACGCCTGCAAAGACTCGACATTGGTCTGGACTGCGTCGGCTGCATCGGTCAGATCGGCGGCCCAGGTCATGTATTCGCGCGCGGCGGTCATGCCTGCGGCCACAGCGGAGGCAACCAGCGCAAAGGCCCCAGCGGCAACAGCGCCAGCTGGACCCAGACCCCGCAAGGCAGCCGACACACCCGGAATGTCCTGCCCCAGCCCGTCCATGCGGCCTTTGAGATCATCGGCAGCAGCAGCCAGCGCCTTGGTTTCTGGCCGTGCGGCTTTGGCCGCAGCCTCAAGCTTTTTCATGGCGGACTGACCCGTGACGCCAAGCCCCTCCAAGGCCTTTTTGACGGCGTCGGCATTTTCTGCCTCAATCCGCAGCTTGATGTTGACGGGCTTAGCCATTCAGAAAGACCTCAGTGGCAGGATCAATCAGATCGTAGTTTTGAATGTTTGCGGCTTTGGGATCGGCCTTGCGGATCTGCGCAATCTGGGCAGCGGACTCGCGCTCAACACTGGCTTTCTTTCGGTAGGCAGAAAGCACTTGAAGCTCTGCATGCCGAACCAAACCCGGCGCGCGATCAAGGTGATCGGCCCCGTCCAGCATTGGCATCAGGGCGCCCCAGTTGACCCCTGAGAGTCCGTTCAGCCCGACTTGCCAAAGCCCCGGCGACATCAAGAGCGACATCAGCTTTTGGCCGAGACCTGTTCGAGGTCCGTCGCGGATGGGATCGGGCTTTGGGCCGCACCCCCAGAAGTGCTGGAGGGCGACCCCAATGCGTTTCCCTCAGCACTCCAGAATGCAGGCGGCGACATGGCCCAATCGGTCAGCTGGCGGGCGGCGTCGCGTTCCTGCATCATGATGGCAAAAAGGGATCGTGCGTCGGCTTTGAGTGGCGCACCCTTGTCGTCGGTAAAGCCCGAGAGCGCGGTTGCACAGCGGGCAGCCAGATGTGCGGCATAGAGGATTGAGGACAGCCCCATCAGGCCATGAAAGTCATCTGGAAAGGTGACAGGATCGATGAGACCATAATCAGCCAAAAGACCTTGACCGACGTCCATGTCGGCAATGTCACTGTGCTGGGCCGCGCGCGCCGCCTCTTCATCCACGACGTGAACCCCGCGCAGCGTGATCGACCCACCCTCAGCAAAGGTGAGGGTCGTGCTGTGCGCCAGTGCCGCTGCGCGCAAACGGGCAGCACTGGCAATTGAGCGAACCGACTTCATTAGGTCGTGTGCCAGAGTTCGGCGGCCAGCATGCCGACCGAGCCGGTCAGCGGGCTCTTGGCGTCAAACGAGCAGGTGACTGTCGCCGGACCATCACTGACTTCCAGATCCGGCACCATCACAAAGGCGCGCGGCAGGGTGAAGGTCAACCGCCGCTCATCAGTCGAGGATGGGCGGAATTGGAACGTCAAGGCCACAGACGTGGTGCTGCCGGCAAAAGCTGCGAGCTGGGCAGCATTGCGCAGCGCCAGACGGAATTCACCGCTGCAGGTCGTGATGCCGCCGACAGCGTCGGAGGTAAAGCGCGAGCCATTGGTTTCTTGGCGGCGAACAAAGTTGTTGGCAAAGTTCAGCGTGCCATCTTCAATCGGCACAGGGGTGCCATTGACAGTCATGGTCGAGGCCCAGCCCGGCACGTAGTAAGGCGTGGGACGCGCAGTTGGGCTGTTGGCAGGGGTCCAGGCGCCGGGATTGCGCAAGACTTCGCGGGCAATCATCGAGCAGTCCAAGCGCCGGATGCCATCGACCTTGCCCAGTGGCAGGCTGAAGCTGTCACATGCCACACCAGAGCAGCGACGGACCTCATCATTGAGGGTGTATTGCAGCGAGTCCGAACCCACGGCCCCGCCGCTCTGATAAGAGTTTTGCGTCAAGCCAGCGGTTGGACCTGAGCCTGCAACCTGAGTTGGATTGCCGAGGATCAGACGCAGCATCCAGTCAATGTTTTCCAGATCAAGCAGGATCGGCAAGGTGCCGACTGGGGCCAAAAGCGTCTGACCGATGAAGGTGGGATCGCGGCTGTTGACCCGCGCATCACCCACTTCCATGACGTCGGTCATGCCATCAATTGGGCCGAAGCTGAAGGGCGGGATAGCGGCGCGCTGAAAGCCAGTGCCGGTCGTTGGCGTGACCCCATAGGTCACCTCTGGAATCGTGACGATGCGCGCCAAAGCAGGTGTAAGCGCAGCAGCAATTTGGGACATGAAAGTGACCTTTCGGACCTGGGCGGGTTATGGAAATGGCGGCCCGGAGAACCGGACCGCCGCAGGAAGAGTGACGATGTGGTGCGGCTTAGAAGTGGATTTCGGCCACGGCGCGCGCGAAGCCGGGGTAATCGGCCAGATCGGCAGCGGGCACATAGGCAATGCCGCCAGTTGAGGACACGAGAACCATGGACCCATCATCTTGAATCGGGGCTGGAACACCCAGTTCCACTGCGCCCTTTGGCAGCTTATCGGCAGGCAGAGTGGCAATCTTTTGCTCAATGATGGCGCCGGTGTCAGGATCAGTCGTGATGGGGATCAAGACTGTGCGGTGATCGTCGAGCGCGTAGAGCTGCTTGGCCTCTTCCACAGAGGCGGCAATGGCAGCAATGGCTTCTGCATCAGCGGGGACATTGCTGGGATCGTTCTGTCTTTTGCGGGTCATGGGTCTCTCCAGTATCAGCCGATAGGGCTCGGCACGGCCATGAGAATGGTCACCGCCACCGAACAGGCGGAGACATTGGGAATGCTTGCTAGGATTGACCTGTCGGCTGCCAGAGCAAGCGGTTGATCAGCCATGCGGATGTAGGTTGTCCCTACCCCCGGAATGGCCAAAGCACGGGGCGGCCCGATAGCCGCAGCAATCTCAAGCAGGCCATCCTCAAACCGGTCACGACGTGGACTGGACGATTGACCGGGATCCGCGCCACGCCCGATCACGACCCACTCAATCATGCACTCAGCTTCCATGTGCCGGATCTCAATTGGCCCGCCGAGCTCTGAAAAAAGAAACCGGCCATCCATCGGGCGCAGGTTGAGCCAGGCTTCGGTGCGCGAGCCCTGAAAGGACAAGGCCAGATCAGTTGGCCGTGCGGTGTCTTCATCAAAGCACGGTTTAGGCAGAACCGAGCTTGGCAGAAGCTCTGCAGCAAGCAGAAGATCAAACACGGCTTTGTGCGCGAGGGCGTTTGGCGTCAGGGCCATAACTCAGGCATCCCTCATGACGCGCGTGAGAATCTTGACATAAATCTCCGGCCATTCGCGTTCAAAATTTGAGATGATCTGACGAGCGTTCAATCGAGGTGCCAAAGTCACTCTAGGCTCTACGACAAAGAAAGGCTGCCATTTAACGCCCGATTTAGCCATTACTCGCTGGCCAGTGTTTCGATCTGTTCGAACAAATGGCGAGATCAGTTTACCACTTTCTGCTGTACGCGCTCGAAAAAGCAAAAGCCAACCTGTGCCATCTTTCTGTGGCAACTCAAGCGGAGCACCATACCGCTGCACCATCTCTCTAACGAGACTTTTTCCCTTTGTTCTTTTCTTGTCGGCTGGCGTACCTGGAATTGGAATGTACAAAGCACCCGCTCTCCCACCCTCAATGTTGGCACCATACTCAAAGGACTCAACAATTTTGGGTGCTCGGGAGAAAACCAACCCGGCTGGATTGTTTGCCAGTCGGTTGCCAGCCGGATAAACTTCGCTGGCCCAAGTGTAATCCATTCTTTTACCAAATGCGCGGGCCACATCGGCGCGTAGGCGTTCCTTGAGGGCAATCACACCACCATTGATTGCTTGCTTAGAAGCAATCAGCGGCGCTTTTGCCAGCGCATCGCGGCGCGCTTCAAATCCGGACATATCAAGCTTGGCACGGATCATGCGCGGCAGGCCTCAAAGCGGACAAGCAAGCCATAAGGATCGTCGTCGGATACGGTGCGCGGCACCGTGTCGACCCGCCACGAACCAGCATAGGCAGCCGGTGCGGCAATCTGGATCAGGTCGTGCAAAGCCAGCGCACCAACCAGATCGGCGGCCAGAACCGCAGCATTCAGCCGATCATGGCGAATTGGCGTACTCATCAAGCTGGCCTCCTCTTGAGGCGCGGCTTCGACTTGAAGCAGGACGGCTTGGCCCGGCCCCACGCCCTGCGGCAGCCAAGTTGCCATGATCGAATCAAAGGCGATGCTGGCCTTTAAGATCCGTGCAGCAGCACTTGACATGCGGGACATGGAGCCGGAACCCTCAGGCTTAGACTGCGACGACGTTGATGCCGTCGAGGCAGACTTCGACAGTGGTGGCGTTGGCAGCCGCCGCCGCACCAGCTGCACCAATCAGGAACCGCCCTGCAAGCGAGCTGGTTTCAACCCGCTTTAAGGTGTTGTCCCACCACAGGCGTTGACCTTCGGTGATGGCTGTCGCGGTTGGCTTGGGCAGCGACACAATGCCGTTTCGAATGCCGCTGAATTGACGGCCGACTGCCGCTGAATCGACGGCAACGCAAAAGATGGTGCCAATGACATAGCCGACGCCCACCAGGACGCCACCTGCAGGCGCGGTCAAGGTGACGCGGTCGCCTGACCCTACATAGTTTCTCATGGATGTTTTCCTTGTTTAAGAAGAAAGAGGGAGAGGGGCTGCGCCCTTGCGCCGCAGCCCCATCAGTGGCTGGATTAGCCGGTTTGTTGGACAGCCCCGCGCCAATCGGTACAGGCGGCTGCGAAGACCAAGCGGGCCTTGACCTCGATGCCCGACACGCGGCCTGGGGGCAGCTCTTCGGTGACTAGACCGTCTTCACCTTCCAGATAGGAATAGATGAAGGCACCATACTCAGCAGGAACCAGACCGAACCAGTTTACAGCGCTGTTGTCGTCCAGCATTGGATCGATGATTGGCACGACGCTCTTGAGGTTGCCCAGCAACAGATCGTTGCGCGCGATGGCAGCACCATCGGCTTGCAGGCCGGTAATGGTCCCCGCAAACAGCTGATCCAAAGTGGTTTCGTGCGTGGTTGGTGCCAGCACGAAGGCGAACGGCAGATTGAGGCGATTGCCGCCCGATACGTTCTGCGCCGCATCGGTCTGCAAGCGCAGCGCCTGACGAACCGCGCCAAGGCGGGTCACGGTTGGCGCGCCTGGGCTTGTGGTGATGAGGTTACGGTGTGCGGCGTTGAACAGGCTTACACCATCGGCCATGGTTGGACCGGTTGGGGTGAACAGGCTGAAGAACACCCGACGTTCAGTTGCCAAGGCCATCGAGGCCACCAGAGGCGACACTGACTGGAACGCACCCAGATCGTCATTGACCAAAGCCTCATAAGTGATCGGAATGATTTCCTCATACTTTTGAACAGCATAGGTTTCTGGCAGCTCGACCATGTCCTTGCGCTTCGGCTCGGCACCTTGTGGCACCACCCGCATTTCACCGAGTCCGGACAGACCGATCACGGTTTGAGTGCGGAAATCTGCCACGGTGCGCTTCTGGGCAACCTGGCGATAGACAGCAGGCATAAACTCATAGAGCTCACGCAAGGTCCGGCTTAGCGCACCGCCCAGAAGATTGGGGAAGTCGCTGGTGGACAAGGCCGAACGGATTAGCTCTGCGCGGACCATGCCTCGGGTCTGACGACCTGCTTGCTTCAGGCACTCTTCAGCCAGTCGTTCGAACGACATGCCGCGGAACTCTCGGGCGGCCGCCAGCTGTTGCTCAGTGCGATTGTTGGCCAGATTTGGCGTGGCGCGCAGGATCAGACCGTCGATTGCCCGCGAGCGGAAGGTGTCGCGCTCATCCGTGATCACGCGGGCCGAAGTGCCCGCAGGGGCTTGGCGCTGGACTGACGCAACTGCATTGAGGATCGAGGCGCGAACCTGATCAGCGGTGACATTGGCTTGGCGCATGACACGCTCAGCCTCTGGCGCAACGCCCAGCCGCTCAGCCAAGCTGCGCAGCTCCAGCACCAGATTGACATTCAAGCCGCCGTCGGCACCAGCTTCCACCGAACCCGAGGCACCCTGAACCGTGGTTGGGGTGCCGGTAGCAGGTGCTGGATCAGCCGAACCACCTGCATCGCCGCCTGCACCAGCAGGGTCGTTGCGGGTTTGCAGAGGGGCAGGCTGCACAGATTGTGCTGGGGTTGGGGCAGGTGACCCCGCCTCACGGTTCTGACTGGCCAGTGCTTGACGAACCGCCAATGGCATGTGGGCCAGATTGGTCGCAGGCGCGGGCGCAGATGCGGCATCAGCCTGATTGGCCTGACGCAGCAAGGGGACAGCCGCCAGCGCCACAGCACCGGACGACAAGATAGACGTTCTTTTCATGGTCGATTGACCTCCGTTTCGCCAAGGTTTGCGGGATTGCGAGGGCTGGCGAGCCCTTTGAGTTACTCGCAGCGCGAGAATGCGGTTGGATCGGCGGGGACCAGCACGAAACTGACTTCTTGCAGAACCCAGCGGGTGATGCGGACGACGGGATAACCGTCGACAAGCTGGTCTTCAGCCACGGCTTCAAGCGGCTCGTAACCGATTGAAACCGCGCGCAAGGTGCGTTCACCATTGACGCGGCGGGCCATGTCGGCCCCCATTGGCCCGGTATCGAAGCGACCGGACACAATCAGCTCAGCCCCCTCGATCCGGGCTTGGTCGACCAGACCCAGATGGGATTCCAGAACAGACCAACGGCTGTGATTGGACAGAAGCGGGCAAACGCCATTGGTGACCCGCGACAGGTCAATGGCTTCTGCGCTGATGTCGAGGATTTCCCAGTACGAGCCCTCCCACGTGTGCCGCAGCACAGGGAAAGGCGAGGCGGCTGCCGCCTCAAACGTCATCAAGACACCTTCGGCAGCTGGAGCCACCATGTCATCGAGGTAGCGAACCCGCGCACCAAGAGCGAATGGACGCGGCTGGGCGTTCCGCTGCCAATCGGCAGCAGGCGAAAAGGTCATGTTGTGCACATTAGCCCCCTTGTGGGATCTGAAGGATTTCCGATGGCTGCAAGCCACCCGATCCAGCCGTGCGGCGTGGATCTGTGTCGAGAACGATACCGGCCTGATCGAGGGCTTGTTGAGCCCGCTTGATCTCGTCGACCTGGTCTTCCAACGTCGTGCCCCGGCTGCCCAAAGCGTCAGAGTATGACGTCAGACCAGCGCGGATTTCTGAAACTTCAGCGGCGACATCCTTAAGCGGGTCGACATTTGGCGACCGGGGCGGATTGTAGACCGCCGCACAATCAGCCACGATTGCAGCCAAGCGCGCATCCGAGCCGCGCAGCTGCAAAGAAGCAATTTGCATCTGCTTTTGCCAAGCGGGGCGGATCATCCGGGGAATCAACACAAGCCACTGCCAGACGCCCAGCAAGGCGTCATAATCCAGCTTGGAGGCCCGCAAACTGGAGTAGTTTGCCTTTGACACATCCCCCGTAAGCACGTGGCGCGGGACGCCAAACCCAGCCGCAACGGCAGTCAACTCAAACTCCATTTGCTGGATGAGCTGCACCCCGAGGCCACCGGGCGTGAACGGCTCTATGCTTTCACCGGGGTTTCCGGTCCACACAAAGCCGGGCGACAGGCTGACATTGCGGTCTTGGCCATCACCCTCTTCAGGCCCCAATGGGCGGGCGGAAGGATCGTCATTGCCATCCACTTTGACGACCATGCCGACCAAGGACTGCATCAAGGCAGCTTGAGCCCCGGATTCTGAGAGGTCACCCAGAAGACCCAGTTTCATGGCCACGGGTGCAAAAGCCGACATGCCCCGGACCTGACCTGGACGCAGGGGTTGATAAATGTGGTTGATCTGGCTGGCTGAAATGCGGGTGCTTTGCCGAAGGCCGACAACCAGATCGCCGGGATGATGATCAAACAAATGATAGGCGACCCGGCCCACTCCAGGGGAAAACTCAACACCCGACACGGCAAGATTGCCTTCCTCGACTTGCGTGGGCTTTGAGCTCAACATGCTCGAGACCGCATTATCGAGATAATCGCCTTCAAGAACCTCAACCGTGCCAAACGGCACATTGCCGCGTGGACCCCACTTGAGTAAGGCTTCGCCAGACTCACGGAAGGCGCGCGCTGCCAAGTTTTGCAACCCATACCAATCACCCCCGGTGATGGGATCGCAGGTGTCGGCAAAGCGCGCGAAAGCATCATTGCAAATCGTTTGGATTCGCTCGCGCTCCGACGCATCGAGCACACGGCCATCCACGACAAGCGGGGCTCGGGCGCGGGCCATAATGCCCGTACCAACCAGATGCGCGGCCGATTTTTCGACTGCTGATGCTGCCCACGGGTTGTCGCGGACAAGACGGCGGGCTTCGTTGCGCACTTTTGCCAGATCGGCATGAATTTCTTTGTTGGCACTGGCCGAGTTGGCGCGCTGGCCATTGATCCCAGCCTTGGGCTTTGCCGCCGCATAAGACCGCGCCATCTGATTGAAGCGCGCATGAGCTTGCAGACGTCTTGAAGCAGCCTCAGGTGAGATATGCGCAAGCGCGCGCGTGAACCAACCGACTTGGGCCGCCATTACATCAACACCGTGGTTTTGATGATGCGCGACCGCTGCACCCCATTGCTGGACAAGCGCCCCAGATCACCGCGCAGCACGTCGCGCGCGCGGATCAGCTCATCGATCGAGCGATACTCCACGGTGCGGCCCGCGTAGGAAACTTTGAGCTCACCGGAGGCAATGGCAGCGGTGAGCGCATCAATCCCGGCATTCAATTCAGCTTCGGTCAAAGAAACCTCCGATCTTGGTCAGCTTGCGACGGGGCGGCTTGGCCGGAGCCGCGCCGGGATTAAGGGGAATGACAACCGGGGCAGGGGGTGCCTCGCCTTGAGCCATCATCAGTTCGAGCATGGGCGGCGCTTCAGCGGCCTCGACCGGACGTGCGCGCGCAATGAATTCACGTTGCCACCGCTCAGCATCCCAGACCCGAGTCTGGTGCCAGTTCAGGGCCATGGCCATGCGGGCCAAGTCCAATTGCTCATTGGCTTGGCCCGCCTTGCGCTCCCACGTGCCGCGCCCCCCTGGACGCGCCGAGGGTGTATAGACCTCGGCGGTGAGCTGCTTGACATGCTCCAGCGATGTTTCGGCGGTCAGATAAAGACCGCCTGCCTGAAACTCTTGTTCTTCAGCGGCTTGAATGGACAGGCGAAGGCCTGATGCAATCAAACTCTTGGTTTCGCCATTGGCGAGAAAGTAGAGGTTGGTCGAAACCGTGCGACCAGCCAGCTTGGCCCGCGCCACTTTGGGCGCGCGCCACAGATAAGACGCCTGCGGCTGAACCCCTGTGTCCCCCTTAATGGCGTAAAGACCCGGCCGCCGCCCCACAAAGCCATAAACTTGCGGGGTGACCCCCTCTTGCCCGCCTGAATCGATGGCAACGCCATCCGCAGCCAGGTCGATCAGATGATCTGACGGCCACTTGCGCGGAATCACGTCGGCATCGAGCTTTGACCAGACCGCGCGGCGGGTTGGATCGCCCTCGATCTCGCCCCAATCAATGCGAGCCCCGGTATCATTGGGTCCCCAAGCCCACGCCGCCCATTCCAGCCGGTTTCCCTGAACGTCGACCGCCAAAGTCAAGCGGCAGGCCCAGCGCGGAATGCGACCGCGCGGAGGCGTAAACTTGCCGACGCAGGCATGAAGCAGATCCGCGTCAGCCGATTCCGTGTCTGGGTTCCAAGCACGGCCCAGCTTTTGCTGGCTGAACACTTTTTTCTTGGCGGTGTCGCCTTTTTCGGCATCGCGACCTTCCGCCATCAGCTTTGACCACGGTTTGAAGGCCGAGATCAGCTGGTTGAATGTAAAACTTGGGTCCCTGCCGGCAGATGTGCGCTGGTGCCAGCGATCGATTTCCGCGTCAGGGATGATTTCAGGCGGGCTTGGGTTTCTTGGATCCTCTTGCCCTTCATCATCCAGCACTTTGTAGGTCTTGATCCACTTGCCATTGGCGCGGATTTTGTTCTTCTGCCCTTCCGGGATCGGATAGCCGCAGCTTCGGCACACCAGATGCGGGTTGCCATCAATCTCTGTCAGGTCTTCAAACCGCCAATCAGTCCAATCGGTGCACTGGGGGCACTGATGGAACCGCACCCGATAATCACCTGCCTCAAGCATCTGGGTGATTTTGCAATCGGGCAGGTCTTTTGGCGTCGAGGTCCACAAGAATTTGGCGTTGTATTGCGCGTCTGCGCGGGTGCGCATCTGCTCAACCGGGGATCCGCGACCACCAACATCAAGCGGCCACTCTGCGACCTCATCTCCCCAGCCCTTGCGGTTCGACTTGGCCTGCAGCCCGCGAGAGCTGGAAGCGGTGACCATGGCGATTGAGCCGCCCTTGAACCGCTTTGATGTGGCGTTTGAGCCCTGCGCGCTCTTTTCAACAATGCCAAAGACCCGCCGCTTCAACTCCGGGGAATCATCGATCATTCCCTGAAACTTGGTGCCGGTGAATTCGCGCAAATCCCCAATCGTGGAAGTGGCGAAAATGAACCCACACGGATCGTCTAAGATCGTGTGGGCCATGAAGTTGAGGCCCACTTCTGTCTTGAACAGCTGGGCGGCACCGCACACGACCACATTGGTGGCAGGGTGGGTTTCGTCCAGGCAGTCCATAATCTCAACCGCCTCGGGATAGACGGCGTTATCCCAAAGGCCAGGTCGACTGGAGCCCGACGCCGCACCCACATGTCGGGCTTGGGCTACGCAGTCGGCAATCCGTCGAAACGGGGCGGGTGCAGCCACCTGGGCCAGCGCGCCAAACACGACTTGGGCTGCGCTGGCGGTGCCAGCGACGGACAAAAGCGCGGATGCCATCGATCAGCCGACCGCAACGTCCTCAGCGTCAAGATCGTCAAGCGATGGCAGGGGCTCGCCATCCGGGATCTGGGCGCAGCGAGCCATGTCGCCCGCAAACTTTGCCATCGCTTCGGCCTTCCAGTTGCGCACGGTGCGCTGCAGCTGGCTTCGCAGGCGCGGATCTGCGCCGGTGATCTCGAAAATCTTGTCGATAAGGCTGTGCTGGCGACTATCGAGACCCAATTGCAAGCGTGTGACGGCTTCCATGGCGCGTTTCTGCACCTCTTTCACCGATACAACTTCGCCGGACTCTCGTGCCAAAGCCAAGCGTTCGCGCTCAAGGCGCAGAGCATCGGCCTGCTGGCGAAAGGTAAGGTTGGTTTCTTGGTCATTGGCCGGGGCTGGCACAAAGTCAGTGCCCACAAGCGAGGCCAAAGCTTGACGGCGGGCAGGTTCATCCTGCCAGACCCCCGCAAGATTTGCGAGGCTCTCACGTGGGTCGAGAACACCAGCCTGAAACACCAGCCTGCCATCCCGCTTCCATTTGCTCACCATCTGCTTTGTTACCCCGCAGAGCGAGGCAAACTCGACTTGGTTCATATCAACCAGTCAACCAGTCAACCATTTTTGAAAAGACCCTCACTAATCATCATGCGGGACTTTCGAGCTGCCGCTTAGTGTCAGCCAAGAAAAGGACCCGTTTATGCTTGTTTTCGTTTGAGCGTTGAAAAGGGCAAAGCTTCGCTTTACGCGGGGAGCGGTTGAAACCTTCCCCAGGATTGGCCGTGCACACATTGGGCAACAGGTCGCCAGTCGTCCTGCGCTTACGAATTCATGAGTTCGGTTTTTTGGTCAAGCACGACTTCAACATTTCTTTTCAAAAGCTCGACCTCGACTGTCATGGTTGGCTTCAAGCTGTTGAAGTCGATTGAACGCAAAACCCCAATAAATCCGCGCATTGGCCCAGATTGAATGAGATATGACTGGCCAAGACGCAACTGCAATTTGTTGATCTCACCCTCAGCCTGATCCCACAATCCAGATCGTTCAGCTGCTTGCAGCGATTGGATCAACTGAGGCCGCACGATACATGCCCGGCCATCAACGATCAGAACATGCCGGGCATCGGCATGGGTCACGAGGTCCCGCACCGAAACCAAGCCGAGATCGGTACGCACGAAAATGTAGCCCGGCAGCAGAGCATGCTGAACCATCTTGCGAGAACAACCAATCCGCCGAGCCTCCTTCGCATGAACCCTTTGCCAAACCGTGTGCTTGGGACAGTAAGGCTCGACGCCATCGAAGCCCAAGAGCTTGCGTTCAGCCTCGATTTCCCGACCAACACTTGTGACCAAGACGTGCCAATGAGACCCAAATCGAAGCGCGCGCAGCATAGACAAACCCCTATCCAAACTCAGAAAACCAGTTGCAATCCAACAACATAACTCACCCACTTCCCCGCACCGTGACCTGCCATCCCACCTCATCGAGAAGACTGCCCATCGTTTGGCGAAGGCGTTCGGCCTTGAATGCGCTGGCTGCCTGAATTTGCCCCGCGGTTTTGACGACCACACCGGCCCGCCGTGACAGCCAAGCCCGTGCGTCTTGCTGCATGCGCTTGACCACGATAGCCGCGACCAGCGCGCCCCACGCCTCAAACGCCTGTTTGTCCACTGGCACGTCGAGCTCTGCCACCAAGTCCTGCCCGCCAGAGTGCGGCCTAACCTCACCAGAGCCGGGCGAGCGGCCTTCAGGTCGCGCGCTCGCCCGGCGCGCCTCGCGCGCGTTTACGGGTATATGGGTATAGGGTAGGGTGTCACCTGTGACACCCTTTAGGCCTTTTCTGACACCCTTTAGGCTCTCTGTGACACCCTTTTGACCCTCGGATTTTCCCAAAAGGGTGTCTGTGTGACACCCTTTTTCGCCACGATCCGATGCAGGCGGCGGCACATCTTTGCGCCCAGATCGACCCCGCTGTATCTCTTGGAGGAGCGTCACATTGATCCAATAGCGGGTTGTCCGACCGCGCCCGCCAGTGGCCGATCCATCGACCCGCAAGAGATCGACCGCCTTAAGCCAGCGCAAAGCCCGCTGCACCGTGGCCTCGCTGACACCCACATCGCCCGCAACCGTGCCAACCGATGGCCACACGTCAAAACCCTCATCATCCGCCTCATCGGCCAGACGACACAGGATCGGCTTCACCCAAGGGCCGGGTGCTTGCGCACCATCTGCGACCCGATCCAGCCGTGCTCGCCATACCAAACCCTGAACCAACCCGCTCATCGCAGCATATCCAATCCTGCTGTCGTGCGATCAAACACGGTCCGCAAAGGCACAGCCCGCTCATGCCGGGCCGGGCCACGCCCGCGCCGGGTTGGGCCCTTTTTGGCCTTGGGCTCAATCACCACCACACAGCGCGCCTGATGCTCTGCGCACCATGACGAGCCCGCCACCCTTGGCTTGCCGCAAAACACTGTGCGGCCTTGGGCGTCCTCTTGGGGAAAGCGGCAATGATGCTGGCGAAGGTCGGTTAAGGTGACCGAACTCCGGCCGGCCAATTCCACCCGGGTGTAGATGTCAGCCAGAGGCTTTGGCGCGGGCTGAACCTCGATTTGCTCTGCAGCCAATGCTGCCGCATCTGGATCCGCCGCCGCGCGCTTTGCCGCCAGCAGGTCCCGCCATTTCCGTGTCGGCTTGGGCCGCGGGGCTGGTTTGACAGCATTCACCAGACGCGGCGTTGTCGGCCGCTCAAACTTTGGTATCTTGCCCGCCTCCTCCATCCGCTTCATCTTGCCGATCACCGCGTTGCGGCTGACCACAAAGCCCAATTGGCGCGCCAGCGCATGGGCAATGGCAGCAGCTGTGTCACCCCGCTTGCGCATCATGACAGCCAGCTCAGTCGCCTCATCAGTCCACTTTTCGGTCACAGGGCGGCCCTCCCATCATCGGAGAGCTGCACGTGCCAGGTCTTGCCAATCCGCACGCTTAAGCCCCCGCCCTTCCAATCAATCACGGTAAACATGTCAGCGCCTGCCATCGCTCAGCTCCTGAAACGCCAGCCAGCATCGATCCATCGCTGCCCCAAACTCCCCGCCTTCTGCCCACAATTTTTTGGCCCGTCGCCAGCCATGCATGGCCGTGGTATGATCGCGCAGACCCAATCGTTGGGCGATGTTGGGATAGGACATGGGCAGGGGCGAGCAGGGTTCTTTGCAGAAGAAGCGCGCCCAAAACACGACGGCAAACCTTCGCCACGCATAAAACGGTCTCCGACTGCGCAACGTGAAGCACGCCTCCGGCAACCCAAACTCCTGCCCAACGACCCGGCGCACAGTGGCAAAAGAAATCCGCACCACGCTGGGCCCTTCGCCTTGGCGTGGATCAAGCCGCACTTGGTCGACCAGATCATGCTCATCCAAAGCCCGCACGATCATGATCGGCCCGCCTTGCCACGCATGGCCATTTCTGACGGTGCTGTCGCACCAAACAAATCCCCCGATGCCGTGCGATCGGTGCGCACCGCGCGCCCCGGCAAGGCCCGGTCCAACTCTTGCAGCGCCTCAAAAAAGCCGACACCCAAAGCGGCTTGGACCATGGTGATCGTATCGCCTTTTGCGTGGCCACACAGGCATGAGAAACCAGCGCCCTCCACGCTGCAGCGCCATCCCGCTGGCTTTTCCCGTTCATGGGCGCGGCAGAACTTGTCCCCGCAGGCCGTAACCACAAATGCGGGTGCCGCATCGCCCACATTGCCCTGATCAAGGATTTCACGGCCAAGCACATGTGTGGCCACGTAAGCGGCAACCGCCTTATCCTTCACCCTATGCACCCGATCCTTGACGATGGCATATCCCTCGCCCGCCCGCGCGCGCTTCACGGGCTTATCGCCCCTTGGCATGCTTTTCATGCTGCCCTCCTTGCCTGTGATGATGATTTGCGGGCGGTTGCGCGCCGCTTGGCGGCCTTTCCGGCCTCGCCCATGCGAAACAGCCCATTGATCCGCAGAATCCGACAGGCCGAGAACAGATAGGGGTGATCTGCCGCAAGCGGGCTGCGACTTGGCGCAGTCAGGCTGATGGCACTTTCCTTATCGATCGCGGCCAATCCGCGCCGCTCTGTGCACGACAGCCACGCCACTTCATCGCCCTCCACGGGGCTGACCTGGGCAATCAAGTCCAACACCGCCCGGCAAGCCAGCAGCGCCATAAGATCGGCCCCGCACTTGGGATTGGCCTTGGCCCGGGCCTGCCAAAATGCCACCCGCTGCCCGACGATCAGCCGCACCCGGTCCAAGTCGGCACCAAAGTCATGCGCCAGTTGCCGGGCCTCTGCCAAAGCGGCCTGATGGGCTGGGCCATTGAAAATCAGGGGTGATGTGTCAGCCATAAGCCACTCCATCCAGGCGCGGCCAAGCCCCGCCCCATCTGTCCAAATCTTGAGGTTGCCACCAGCGCGCATCCGCCTGTGGCGCGACGCAATAGGTGCGCTCAAGGCACGGCTCACCGCATGCGCCACAGCCCGACGTCCAATTGCCGTTGTTGTCGCGCAGCCAAATCATGGCGGCATAGGCTGTGGCTGAGCTGCCATCTGGATCCCAGCGGCCCTTGAACATGGCCACGCGCTGGGCAAAGCTGACGGCACAAAAAAGCGGAAACTCTTGGCGAAACCGCCAGCGTTCAATCCCTTCAAGCCAACCAAGGCGCACCAGCAACACCACGCCAATGCGGGCCACCGCCAAAGCGCGCCGGGCAAAGGCCAGCGACAGATTGAACGGGGGATTGGTGATCACCCAATCAACCCCGCCATCAGGCTCGGGCAGGGGGTCAAGCCCGCGTTCGGCCACAAAGCTGCCCCGCCGCGGGCACGGCTGGCCCAGATTGGGAAAGCCATAATCAGCCACGTCGCTGGCATGCACCACGTCGAAAAAGTCCGCCATCGGCCCGGCCATATGGCCCGCCCCACACGCAGGCTCCCACACGCTCGACACCACACTCTTGCCGCGCAGCTGCCCCACATAGCCCGTGATCTCGGGCAACACCTCGCCCAGCAGGCAACGGATCACCCATGGCGGGGTTGGGAAAAAGTCCAAGCTATCGACCGGCTCAATTCGCCCCGCCATCACAGCGGCAGCACCTTGGACAATCCCGTTGGGCTGAACACGCCCTTTTATTGGCCCCAGTCGGTCGACAGGGGCCAATTGAACCGGCAGATTGTCAAACAGGCTGTCGAGCATGATCAGACCTGCCCCCCAGCCAAGACCCGATCCAGATCGGCCAATTCCTTGCGCACCCGGTCGGCCTTTTGGGCAATTGCCCGCATTTCAGCTTCAGTAAGCTTGCCGTCCGTCACGGCCCGGCGCATACAGGCCTGCAGCTCTGCCCCCGCTTCGCCCACGTCACAGGCCTCCGACACCAGATCAGCTGGCACCGACTGACTGGTCGCCCCCTCAAGCAGCGAGACCAAGGCGCGTGAATAAATCGCCTGCCCACAATAGAGCTCAAGATCGGCAATCACATCGACCGGCAGGACATTGGGGTCATTGCCGTCTTGGCATCGGCTCAGCTGCGAAACCGACAGGCGGCACGCGCGCGAAGCTTCATCCAGACCACCACAGGCCTTGATCAAAAGCCGCGCCCAAGACGCATGCTGGCGAGGCGAGGCCGCACTCATGGCAGGGCCTCCGGGAAATCAGTGGTGACTTTCTCATGTTCGACAGGAACAGCAGGAGCTAGAGATTGGGTCGCAGCCCGCCACTCACTGATCTCCCGCCAAACGTCCAAACTAATGCCTAAACGCTCACAGATCGACATCGCAAAGGACATGGAGGGCGTTCGCGCGCCCTGCGCCAGCTGCGAAGCGTAAGGACGTGAAACTCCTATGCCAAGCAGCTTTCCATAAAACTCATTAGGATCATAGTTTGCCATGCCCCAAAGTTTGCAGATTGCAACAATTTTTGCAACCCCCCATGTTTGCAAATTGCGTCTTCACCATGAAGTGAACCACGCGCATTTTGCAAACATGGCAGAAGAACCTCGGAATCACCTGAAAGCTTGGCGCGAGTATCGCAAGATGACGCAGGAGGAGCTTGCTGCTGCGGTTGAGACCACGCCAGCTGTGATTAGCTTGCTCGAATCGGGCAAGCGCGCGCTGTCGCCCAAATGGCTATGGCGAATTGCGCCAGTACTTAAAACTCGACCTGGTTTGCTTTTAGAACATGACCCGGAAACGCTTGACAGCTATGTTATGGAAGTCTGGGCCACGATCCCAGAGGTATCAAAACCTCAAGCCATGCGTGTTTTGGAGCAGTTTCAAGACGCTAAGGTGGCAAGCTAGACACAAGATTGCCAATCAAATCGGCCAAATGAGAACATCGACAACGCTGTTTGTCGCGCAAACCTCAGCGGGAACCGTTCTTCTTGTAACATGCTAACACTTGTGCTTCGGCCCAATCAATGCCGGTCAAATCAAACTGGGCATTAATCTCCGACATTCCAAGGTGAAGGGCCGGATACTCCCAACTGACGTTGTTCACTTCAATGATCTTAAGGCCTTTGCGGTTAGTTTGCAGCTCGTCCATGCTTCTAAAAAAGCGCTCCCCAACGCCTCTAAACTGCGTTTCTCCTGATCGGTAAGTGCCAAACCAATCCTGAGCAAGCCGCAACTCGGCGGGAGGCCCATAAGGTATCGCAAAGGTCATGTATGCCGAAATCTCTGTTCTTGGAGCAGGACCGTCTAAAACGTCTTTGTAACCTAGTGGAGTCGCATGTGGTCGCCCAATAGCTGACTTAGCTGCTTTGCACTCAACCCCTGCTTTTGTGTCAATGCGCCATATGCGCCACCCGTCTTGCTCAGACTGAAAGGTCATATAGATGCCCTGATCTACCTCACGTTCCTGACCGATAACCCAAGGGCTGGATGCGTGAAGAAGAAGGGTTAGGGCAGTTGCCGCAATCGATGAGTTCATTCTGCAACTCCTTCTATTCAATCAACAGCATACCTTAAGTTAGACACCCGATTTCAGTCAAGGTTTGGTTGACAGGCAGTGAACTTGCAAAATCACTGTTTGCAAATCGCAACATTTTGGCTTGACGCTCTGTTTGCAATCTGCAACAAATGCCTCCTCACCCAGGAGGCACCATGTCCCAATTCATTTATCCAGAGGATCGCACCCCCAAAGCGTGGCTGCGTCCGCACTCGCTTGATGGTTACGAGAGCGACAGCTTGATCGCCCGTGTTGGGGCGGTGTTTTTGGTCGGCCTGACGGCCAGCGGCATCATTTGCGGGCTGGGGCTTGCCTTGGCCTTGTTCATGGGGCTGGCCCGATGAGCGTCGCCAGCTTTGATCGCTTGCCTGCCGCCGAAGGCTGGCGCGTTGTGCAGCCATCCCCGCCAAAGGCGAAGGCTGACACACCTGTCACCGTGTCGGTGAAGCGGCGCACCAGCGGCTTGGTTTTGACCATCTCAATCTCTGATCAGGTGTTCTCCGGCTTGGGAGAGCCTGCGAGCATCAGCGTCTCTGAGAACACCTCCGAGAATGCCTTGATGCTTCAGAAGCACACAGGCGAGGCCTCTGAGGCTTTCCCCGTTGGGCGGGTTGGCAAGATCGGCAAGGCCCCGCGCCGCCAAATCTCACTGCTTGCTTGGCACAAGATGGTTGCGACTGACAAGCCAGTCGCCGCCAACAGCGGCCTTATCTCATGGAAAGGCCAGCCCACCTTGGTGATCCGCTTGCCACTTGCGGTGCTCGAAGCCCGGAGGCCTGTGCGATGAGCGGTTTAGCCTTCACTTGGATTAAATCGGCGCGTCGATTCAACGCCACAGTTTGGGTTGTTGCATTTAACCGTAAGCTGTTTGTCGCCAAATGGATGAAATGTTGGGTGCGGTTTTTCAGAGACGACCTGCGCTGCGGCACCACAAACCGCACAGCTGAATTTGGATTTTGGAGGATTTCGGCCCGCCTCAAGCGCCGCAATTCTTTTTTCCAACTCCGGAACCCGCTCGGCCAAAGCAACGATTTTTTGCCATTCCGCCATTTTGATGAGGACGTTCATTATGTCTGAAGCACCAACCATTGAGACAATTTCCTTTCCGTTTCATGACGTTGCTGACGATCATGTAACAAACACAGATCTTGCACACACAACTTTTGGTGCGAGCCCAATTCTTTATGGACCCCACAAGGGCAAGGTCAAGCTTTGGCGGGTTAGAAATCTGAATTGGGACATCATCGAAACCATGATGGTGCTTGATCAAGCGCAAGTGCAAACACTTGCATCAGCCCTGCAAGCTGCAATGGCAAGAGCCTCTTCCCAAGAGGTGCAACCATGAGCTGCCATCACATCATGATTGACCTCGAGACCGAAGGCACCCGCGCAGGCTGCGTTATCCGTCAGATCGGTGCCGCGAGCTTTAATCCGTTTACGGGCGAGGTCGACCGCACGTTTGAAATGAACCTCGATGTTGAGGAGCAGCGCAGCCGCTTTGGGCTGGTCAGCGACCCCAAGACACTTGTTTGGCTGCAGGCTTTGCCGGCCAACATTCAAGAGGCGATGACGCGCGACCCCAAACCCGTGGGCGAGGTGATCATGGCCCTGATCCGCGCTTTTGACTGGAGCCACCCAGACATGCGGCTTTGGTGCCATGGGGCGACGTTTGATGAGCCCATTCTGCGTGAGTTGATCATTCGCTTTGGCATTGAGGTTGGGCTGAAAGATTTGGTGCCGTGGGGCTATTTGAAGGCAAGATGCACACGCGACCGACTTGAGCTCGCAGGCGTGAAGGTCGAACGCGACGCGGCGAAATCCCATACCGGCCTTGAGGATTGCATCAAGCAGATCAAGGCCTTGAGCGAGGCAACCCGCATCATCGAGGGCTGGAAGAAAGCCAAGGCCGAGATGGATGTGGTCATTGCCGACTGCACCGAGGAGGAACGGTTCCCCGGTGAGCTTCCGGTTGAGACTCTTGGTCCCTTTAAAACCCCAACCTTTGGGCCGTCTTGGGCACCGGCGGTGAGCATGCCGACAGAGCCACTCACCGTCCTGGACGAGAAGGCGATCCGCTGATGAGCGCCGAGGTCTATCTCTTCCCCGGCACGGCGCGCCTGACCGACAGGCAGAAGCGCCAGCAGCGGCTGCACCACAATGAGGCTTTGCTGGCCCTGCTGGAAAAGCCCGGCCATTCCGCGCGCAATCTGCATCGCCAGCTTTCACGCCTGATTTCTGTCAGCTGCGCCCACGCCTTGGCCGACGACATCCGCGATCTGGTCACCCGCGCCAACGAGCTGTCGCTCGAGATCGAGACCATCACCTTCGCGCTTGCCGCCGATGTGATGCGGCTCGACGCAGATTTGAAAGGAGAGTGACGATGAATGTGGCCTCCCGCATTGCCGAAGAAATTGAGATTCGTCTGGACGTGAAGTCAAACAAGACCGCGCCCCAAAGCCTAAGTTCGGCCAGCAAGGAAAAGCTGCGCCAGTTTGTTGCTCGCGTTGAGAACCTTGAGACTGAACGTCGCGACATCGCCGAGCAGATCAAGGAGGTTTATGGCGAAGCCAAATCCCTTGGCTTTGACACCAAAGCCCTGCGCGCCGTGATCAAGCTTCGCAAGCAAGACGCCAACGCGCGCGACGAGGCCCAGATGATGCTTGACCTCTATGTTGAGGCCATCGGGCTTTCCTGACCTTTTTCCTCCCAACTGGCCCGGCTCCGACAGGGGCCGGGCTGACTTTTTGGAGATCCCCCGTGCAAGACTGCCACTTGATCACCCTCGACAGCCAGCGCGCGCGCCACGCGACTGCGCCGCTGCGCCGCACGACCCGCTTCAACCCCGGCCTTGCCGTGGCCGTGTGCGGCGTTCTGGCCAGCCTTGGCTTTGGCCTGATCTTTGCCGATGCCATCAGCATCATGATTGGGGGCCGGTGATGGAGATTAGCGGACCAACAATTCTGACCGCCGACGGCACATACTTTAGCTTTCTGCGCCCATCAGAGAATCTCACACTAAATGCTGTTGCGCGAGGCCTTGCGAACACTTGCAGATTTGGTGGCCAGTGTAACCGTTTCTATTCCGTTGCAGAGCATAGCGTTTGGGTCTCCAGAATTGTCCCAGAGGAATTAGCACTTTGGGGCCTAATGCATGACGCGCCGGAGGCCTTTATCTGCGACATCCCAAAACCTTTGAAGGAAATGTTGCCAGACTACAGAAAGATAGAGAAGGCAATCGAAGGTCCTATCCTTGAGTTTTTTGGCTTGATTGGCCCGATGCCATCCGCAGTTAAGGCTGCCGACATGATTATGCTGGCAACCGAGCAGCGGCAGATTATGAACAACAGAGATCCATGGAGGTGGACACTCAAACCCCTTGAAGACGCAACACTTGAATGCCTTGAGCCCCAAGCCGCCTACGAACTCTTCATTGCACGGGCAAACGAGCTGGGGATTTTCTAATGGCAGAGCACCCAATCCTATTCAGCGGCCCCATGGTCCGGGCCATTCTTGAGGGTCGCAAGACCCAGACGCGGCGGTTGTTGAAGCCACAGCCACGCCTGTTTCAGATTGATGAAAAAGGAACGCCCTGCCAAGTTGGCGTCATACAGGTTGAAGGCCGAGCCTACAATCAACTGGTTTTAGGCAACGTCATACCTTCCGAACCAAGGCTGCACAGCATTGGCGACACGCTTTGGGTGCAGGAGAGATGGAACATTTTTATGTGTTCCCGCGATGCCGAAGTCAGCTGGCCGCTCAAAGCTATTCCTGAAACAGACCCAAGAAATGATGAAGATGAGGACGGCTCACAGAGACACAACATAGCTCTGGACTATTCCGCCACTTTCAAAGAGGGCGGCCCATGGCGTCCCTCCATCCATATGCCCCGCTGGGCAAGCCGCATCAGCCTACTCGTGACAGGGGTCAAGGTCGAGCGCCTGCAGGACATCAGCGAGTCTGATGTGATCGCTGAGGGCCTCACAATGACGGCAAAGGCGGCCTTTGAAGCACTCTGGACCTCAATCAACGGCCAAGCCTCTTGGGACGCAAACCCATGGGTCGTGGCCTATTCTTTTGAGAGGATCGACTAATGGCAGACGGCACCAAGATCGAGTGGACCGATGCGACATGGAACCCCATCACGGGGTGTTCGGTCATCAGTCCAGGTTGCACTAACTGCTATGCCATGCGGCTGGCAGGCACCCGTCTGCAGCATCACCCTTCGCGCGCGGGCTTGACCCAGCCGAGCAAGGCAGGCCCTGTCTGGAACGGCAAGGTGCGCTTCAATCAAGACTGGCTGGACCAGCCCCTGCGCTGGAAGCGCCCCCGCATGATTTTCGTCTGCGCCCATGGCGATCTATTTGCCGAGAATGTGCCCGATGAATGGATCGACAAGGTTTTTGCCGTCATGGCCCTTGCCCCGCAGCACACGTTCCAAGTGCTGACTAAGCGGCCAGAACGGATGCGGGAGTACCTAAGCGGTCGTCGTGCCGAAAGCGGCCTTCCAATGCCGCCATTGTGGCACATCGGCATGACGCGTGACGATCCAAGCTGGCAAGACACAATGGACTGGCCCTTGCCCAATGTCTGGCTTGGCGTGTCGGTCGAAGACCAGACCCGCGCCGACGAGCGCATCCCGATCTTGCTTGATACCCCAGCCGCCGTGCGCTGGATCAGCGCCGAGCCGCTTCTAGGGCCGGTGGATTTAGAGAACGTCGACATGTATCCCTTTATGGATCGACTGCGTGGCGCGCCACGGCTTGAGCCGAACTGCCCAACATGGCCGACCATGAGGTACGATACACTTCGAGGCCACCTTAAGGGGCCGGACGAGATTAACCTACCCCGCTTGGACTGGGTCGTTGCAGGCGGCGAAAGCGGGCAGGGCGCGCGCCCGACGTACCTTAACTGGGTGCGGTTGCTACGCGATCAATGCGCGGACGCTGGCGTGGCTTTTCATTTCAAGCAATGGGGCGAGTGGTCGCCTGTTAAGCTGTGGTTTGATGACGACGATCATTCAGGCGGCGCGGCTTCAGCCATTGCGGGCTGTTGCGACAAACCCGAAGCGCACACCGCCTCACAGGAATGCCTGTTTCGGCAAGACGACCAGTGGGTCCACTGGCCGCAGGTCCAAGCCAACTCTGCAATCGGTGCCCGCCGCATCGGAAAGGCGGCTGCAGGCCGAACCCTTGATGGCGTTATCCATGACGCCTATCCCTGCCGGGAGCGTGGCTAATGGGCCGCGTCCTAGTCGCCTGCGAGTTTTCTGGCACGGTGCGCGAGGCCTTTCTGCAGCGTGGCCATGATGCGTGGTCCTGCGACCTACTGCCTTCGCCCACGCCAACCAATCGCCACATTGTCGGCGACGCGCGGGATCTGCTGGACCAAGACTGGGACCTGTTGATTGTGGCACATCCACCTTGCACCCGCCTGTGCAATTCCGGCGTTCGCTGGCTTAGCCATCCGCCCGAGGGGCGAACCGTTGAAGAGATGTGGGATGAGCTGGAGGCTGGTGCCGCCCTTTTCTCAGACTTCTGGAACGCACCAATTCCGCGCCGATGCATCGAGAACCCGGTGATGCACAAGCATGCTAAGGCGCGCATCCGCAACTATCGACCGCCAGCCCAGACTGTGCAGCCTTGGCAATTCGGCCACGGCGAGTGCAAGCGCACCTGCTTTTGGCTGGACGGCCTAGAGCCGCTCACCCCGACCCAGATTGTCGAAGGTCGCGAGCAGCGTGTGTTCAGAGCCTCGCCCGGTCCGAACCGATGGGCCGAGCGTTCAAAGTTCTTCACCGGCATTGCCGACGCCATGGCGGATCAATGGGGCAGTCTATTGCCGATCAGACAGGAGGCCGCGTGATGGCCATGCAACCACCCCCAAAACTGGACATGAGCAACCTCAAAGCCGGAAAGCAAAGGTTCATAGGCGCAACGATCAATGGCATTGAGCATGCCATGATACCCAAATCGGACCACGACGCACTCCTATCCTCTGGTGAGGCTCTATTGGAATGGGCTCGAAGTTATTTAATGGAGAAGCCTATTGAGACTGCGCCGAGGGATGGGACGTACATCTTGGTGAAAGTGACGGACGATGCGGACCGTTGTGCAGGGCGGTTGTTTGTGTCTAGAATTTTGCATGACGACGATGTGGCTCTTTACCCCGGTTACGCTTCTGGCACTGAATTTCTGTCTCACTGGCGTCCGATCTTTGACACAAAGCCCGGCCATCTCCCCGAGCCCCTAGAGGCTTTCGCCGAGGCCCTTAAACGAGTGCGGAGGGAGTGATGATGATCAACTTCGTTTGTCAGCTCATTGGGCACAGGTTTGAACCTGTCCAAAGGTGGGAAGGATCGTGGTGGGAAACCGCACCAGCCAACCTTCCTTTGAAGCCAAGAATTGAGAAGTGCTCGCGCTGCAATCAATGCCGAAAGATTGTGATCAAATGACCAAGCCCAACCGCCTCGATTGCACGTGCGGCCCCTGCAAAGCATGGGGCGCGCCAAGCCTTGAATCGGTCCAGCATTGGCGAGACTGGCGAGCAAAGCTTGTGGAGCAGCGTCGCCTTGAGTTGCGGCAAAACCTTTTGTCAGGCGCAATCCAAAAGTCCACGCCATGCTCAGCATTGCGTAGGGTAGCGTCTGCGCTTCTGAAACCCACCCAAAACCGAAGCCCCGCTGAAGCCTTCTATGCAATGCAAGCCAAGCGATTTGGACTGGGCCAAGCAGCATGACCAAGCCCAACCGCCTGTCCCCAGCCATGCTGAAAGCCGCCCGTGCGCACAAATTGTCAACACCGATCCAACACCAGAAGGAGGCCGCGTGATGGCCAAGCAGTCGATTCTAGCGATCATGCTTGCCGCTAAGCGCAACGGACTTGCGCTGCGCTACATTCGCAATGCAGACGGCTCTGAGGTTCTTGAGCCGATCACCTTGACGGCAGAGGATTTCACAGCACCTATGCCTGCCCATGAGACAGAAACGCTCGCCAACGACTTCGCCAGGCGCATCCATCATGCTCAGCGGCGCACACAGAGAGGTTAAGACCCTTGCGCACGGGGTCGCCATTTATTGGCGATATGGCCGAGGTGCGGGCTCTGTTCCGCTTGCGCAATTCAAAGCCCCAACTTTGGCGGAGGCCCTTGAGCTTGAAGCCAACGGCACCTTAGAGCTGGCAGAGGCTTGGACTGCAATCCACAAGCCCATGCCCTCGATTGCTTATCTGTCCGGCATGCTGGCAGGTTTTCAGGCCTCAAAAAAGTTTGCCCGCATGGCCAACAGCACCCAGCTTGAGTGGTCGCGCTGCTTAAGCCAGATCAATGCCGACATTGGCAAGATGACCCGCCGCCAGCTGGAGGGCCCTGCAGCCACGCGGGAGCTGATCGCGTGGCGCGATCGCTACGAGGCAACCCCGCGCAAAGCCGATTATCTGGTCACGGTTTTGAAGGCCGCACTGAAGCATGCCCGCACCATGGGCTGGCTGAGCGGGGATCCCTGCGCCGGGATTGAGGCGCTGTATTTCTGCGACCGATCAGAGATCGTGTGGCATGCGGGTGAGATTGAGGCCCTCTGCGCCGCCATGCAGCCCGACATGGCCCGCGTGATCCGCTTTATGTGGCTGACGGGCCTTCGCAGAGGCGATGCTGTCAACGTCAGATGGGACGCGATTGAGGGCGACGTCCTTATTGTGCGGACCGCCAAGAGCCGTGGGCGCGCCAAGCAGGTGATTGAGATCGGCTCCGATCTGGCGGGCCTGCTGGCCGAAACCCCGCGTCGGGCAACCACAATCATGAGCGGTCCGACGGGTGCCCCCTATAGCCCCGACAGCATCACACAAGGCCTGATCCGGGCTTTGAAGCGGATCCGCGAGAAGCCAGGTCTTGCTGATTTTGCCAAAGGCAAGCGGCTGCACGACCTGCGCGGCAGCCACGCGACCGACATGGTGGCCAAGGTTCTGGCCGACCCGGCCCTGCGCGAGAAAATGGGCTGGACCACAGGCAAAACCAGCGCGCCGCAACGGTATGTCGCGCCAGTCACAGCTCTTGCCACAGCGCGAAAACTCGTTAGAGGGAACACAGAATGA